CTGCTGATCAGCCGTTTTCGCAAGCCCACTTCGACCATGTCTGCCAGACCTACGGCGAGCCTGCGCAACTTGCGAAGTACCAGACCTACTTCTGCGACTCGATCACCGCGCTGTCCCGCCTGTGTTTCACCTGGGCCAAGGCGCAGCCGGCGGCGTATTCCGAGCGTACCGGCAAACCGGACAGCCGGGGCGCATACGGATTGCTTGGGCAGGAAATGATCACCGCGCTCACCCACCTGCAGCATGCGCGCGGAAAGAACGTGGTGTTCGTCGCCATCCTCGACGAGAAGCTGGACGACTTCAATCGCAAGGTGTTCGTGCCGCAAATCGAGGGCAGCAAAACCGCTCTCGAGCTGCCCGGCATCGTCGATGAAGTCGCCACCCTTGCCGAACTCAAAGCCGAGGACGGCACGAGCTACCGCGCTTTCATCTGCCACACCCTCAACCCATGGGGCTTTCCGGCCAAGGACCGTTCCGGTCGCCTGGACATGCAGGAAGAACCCCACCTCGGACGGCTGATCGCCAAGTGCGCAGCGACTACTACCACTACTGACAAGGAATAAATCATGAGCATGAACTGGAACGATTTCAACGACGCAGAACAGCAAACCTCTTTTGACCTGATCCCGAAAGGGACACTCGCCCGCGTGCGTATGACGATCAAGCCGGGCGGCTTTGATGATGCCGCGCGCGGCTGGACTGATGGTTATGCCACCGAGAGCTTCGATACCGGCTCGGTCTACCTAGCCGCCGAGTTCGTGGTGCTGAACGGGGAATATGCCAAGCGCAAGCTGTGGTCGAACATCGGACTCCACTCTCCGAAGGGCGATGCCTGGGCGAACATGGGCCGCACCTTCATCCGTGCCGTGCTCAATTCGGCCTGTGGCGTGCTGCCATCCGATCAGTCACCCGAAGCACAGAATGCCCGGCGCATCGCCAGTTTCTCCGCCCTCGATGGCATCGAGTTCGTCGCCCGCATCGATGTCGAGAAGGACAGCAAGAATGAAAACCGCAACGTGATCAAACTGGCTATCGAGCCTGATCACAAGGACTACGCGGCTTTGATGGGGGTGCCGTCCAAGGTGCCGACCGGCGGCGGTAATTCTGGGGCGCCGGCGCAAGCAGTTCCAGCACATGCCGCTCCGCAGCGCCCTGTCTCAACTAGCAAACCCGCATGGGCACAGTGAGGAGGGAATGAAATGCTGGATTTGTTCACGCGAGGCGCGTGGCTTTGGAATCACCGACACACGGTATTCCATCGCCGATCCCCGGCGCTACCCGGTCAATTGGGTGTTCTGCTCAAAGCGGTGTCAGGACGCTTTTCATCTGTTCTACAACCTGCGCATCGACGCGGAAGACAAGGGAAAGGAGCGTCCCATGATTGATGCGACCGAATACGAACAGGCGGCGATCCGCCGTTGCCTCAAGGCGTTCGGCGAAGCGGCCGGCGAGATCGGCTTCGACAAGCCGTTAGGCGACTACTCGGAAACCGAAGCGCTCCGGGTATGCGATGCCATCGTTTCCTGCTTTGTGGACGCGATGGCAGAGCGGCACGCCTCGACGGCATTCCCGGCAGTGCGGGGTTTGTCGGATGTGGTGCAGGATCCGTTTGCCGATCTCGAAAGCGATTTGCCTTGGGAAGATGGTCATTCCAGGAAAGGCGGTGCGTGATGCTGGATTTCAATCACCGCCCCAAGGCCTACGAAGCTGTTACCGCCCACATCGATGCGGCACTTGTTGCCGAGCGTGCCGAACAACCTCGGCGCGCATATCTCGGGGCATCCCGCCTGGGCGTGGCCTGCGACCGGGCGCTGCAATTTGAATTCGCAGGTGCCCCTGCCGATCCAGGTCGGAATTTCGATGGACGGGTACTGCGCATCTTCGAGGTCGGTCACGCACTGGAAGATCTCGCGATCCACTGGCTGCGTCTGGCCGGATTCGATTTGCATACCCGCACCCGTTCGGGTGGCCAGTTCGGTTTCTCGGTGTGCGATGGACTGATCCAGGGACATGTGGATGGCATCGTCATGGGGGCTCCTGCCGATCTCAATTGGTCGTTCCCGATGCTGTGGGAGTGCAAGACCATGAATGCGCAGAACTGGCGGGATTGCGTCAAACGCGGCGTCTCGGTTGCCAAACCGGTATATGCCGCACAGATGGCGATCTACCAGGCATACATGGAATCCACTGTCGAAGGTATCAGCCGCACTCCGGCGCTATTTACCGCCATCAACAAGGATACGCAGGAACTGTGGTTTGAACTGATTCCGTTCGATGCTCCGCTGGCGCAACGGGCATCAGACCGGGCGGTGAAAATCATCACCGCCACCGAGCACGGTGAACTGCTGCCTCGCTCGTTTTCTGATCCCGCCCACCATGAATGCAAATTCTGCGCTTGGGCAGAACGTTGCTGGAGGCCCGCATGAAAAACCAATTACAAAATTCCATTCTGCAGGCGGAGCCATTTGTCGATGCGCGCGAAGCGGCATACACGATGAATCTGCCCATGTACTACCTGACCAATGCCGCCCAGCGCAAGCGGATGGCGATTCCGCATTACCACATCGGCCGGATGGTCCGCTTCAAGTTGTCTGAACTCGAGACATGGCTTTCGGCCAGGAGCGTGGAGGACAACCATGCTTGATTTCAACGATCAACCGGGTAGCGAACATGAAAACCGATCCGGAAGGGATGAGGTCTTGTCTGCTCTCTTGGCAAGGCTGGAATCGGTGTTGTTCGCGCTCTATCCAGCCGGCAAGGTCCGTCACGGAAAATTCTTCATCGGGGACGTGCTGGGCAGCCCTGGCGACAGTCTCGAGGTCGTGCTTGAAGGAGAGAAGGCAGGTCTCTGGACGGATCGCGAGAGCGGCGAAGGGGGCGATATTTTTGCCTTGCTAGCCGCGCATCATCGTCTGGATGTGCATGCGGATTTTCCGAAGGTGCTGGAAATTTCCGCTGACCTTTCCGGAAGCGCGCAAGTCATGCCCACCCGAAAATCCCGTCGTCACGCGCCAGTGGATGATCTGGGGCCTGCTACCGCAAAGTGGGACTACTGTGACGCTGACGGCAAACTGCTCGCGGTGGTCTACCGCTACGATCCTCCCGGCCGGCGCAAGGAGTTTCGGCCATGGGATGCCAAGCGACGCAAGATGACCCCGCCGGATCCGCGCCCGCTATACAACCAGCCCGGCATCGCCTCGTCCGACATCGTTGTATTGGCCGAGGGCGAGAAATGCGCGCAGGCGCTGATTGACCAGGGAATCTGCGCCACCACCGCGATGCATGGCGCCAAGGCGCCCATCGACAAGACTGACTGGGCACCGCTGGCAGGTAAAAAGGTTTTGATCTGGCCGGACAAGGACAAGCCCGGCTGGGAATATGCGCAGGATGCCGCTCAGGCAGCCTTGGCAGCCGGTGCCACATCCTGCGCCATCCTGCTTCCGCCGGAGGATCGACCTGAAGGATGGGATGCTGCAGATGCCATCGAGGAAGGATTCGATGTCGCAGCATTTATCGGCAGCGGCCCGTGCATGGAAATGCATCTACCGGACGAATCGCCCGAAGCCGAAGCAGAGGCCCAGTCAGAACAGGCGGTTTGGGGCACGGAGGATGCGCTGGCCTTGTCGTTCACCCGCCGCTATCAGCACGACTGGCGCTACGTGGCCGCCTGGGGCAAGTGGATGGTATGGGACGGGCAACGCTGGAGAACTGAGGACACGCTGGCTGCGACCGATCTCATCCGACACGTCTGCCGCCATGCGGCCGTCAGATCCAGCAATCCGAAGGTTGCCGCCAAACTCGCATCTTCCAGCACGGTGGGTGGCGTCGAGCGTCTGGCCAGAGCGGATCGACGGCATGCAGCCACGACCGAGGAGTGGGATGCCGATCCATGGCTCCTGAATACCCCGGGGGGCGTGGTGGATCTCAAGACGGGCCGGAATCGCGCGCACGATCGAGTCGATCGCATGACCAAGATCACCAACGCGACACCTCGCGGCGATTGCCCGACCTGGCTGAAGTTCCTCGACGAGGTCACCGGGGGCGACAAGGCGTTGCAGGCATACCTGCAGCGCATGGCAGGCTATGCGTTGACCGGCTCCACTCGCGAGCACGCGCTGTTTTTCCTGTACGGAACGGGTGCCAACGGCAAATCGGTGTTTCTGAATACGCTTGCCAGCATCCTGGGGAATTATGCCACCAATGCGCCCATGGACACCTTCATGGAAACGCGCAGCGACAGGCATCCTACCGACATGGCGGGCCTGCGCGGCGCACGCCTCGTATCCAGCATCGAAACCGAGCAGGGACGGCGCTGGGCGGAATCCAAGGTCAAGAGCCTTACGGGTGGCGACAAGATCTCGGCGCGCTTCATGCGTCAGGATTTTTTCGAGTTCTTCCCGCAATTCAAGCTGTTCGTAGCGGGCAATCACAAACCCGCCATTCGCAATATCGACGAGGCGATGAAGCGGCGGCTGCACCTGATTCCGTTCACGGTGACGATTCCGCCCGAGCAGCGTGACAAGCACCTGCAGCAGAAATTGATGGCCGAGCGCGACGGGATTCTCGCCTGGGCGGTTCAGGGCTGCCTCGCGTGGCAGCGTGATGGGCTCAACCCGCCGGACAGCGTGGTATCGGCGACTGACGAGTATTTCGAGGCGGAGGATGCTATCGGCCGCTGGCTGGAGGAAAACTGCGTATTTGCGGCGAATGCCAAGTCGCTCACGGCCGAACTCTTCAACGACTGGAAGCAATGGTGTGATGCATCTGGCGAATTCACCGGCACGCAGCGGCGGTTTTCCGATCTGCTCATCACCCGGGGCATCGAAAAATGGCGCAATGGCACGGGTTTGCGCGGGTTTCGGGGCATTGGTCTCAAGGCGCCGCCCACACCCGGCTACACGCCCTACGCAGACGATTGACCCCCATGAAAAATCATCGGTCTGACGCATTCGACTCAGTTCATCGTAACTCTCTATACGCGCGTACGCGCGCGCCTTATGGAGGGTTTCGACATTCTCCGTCGAATGCGTCAGACCCCGACGAAAGGACTGACGACATGAACAGCATTCTCGCTCTCGACCTGGGCACCCACACCGGATGGGCGCTGCGCCATCTGGACGGCAGCATCACCAGCGGTACCGAGCATTTCAAACCACAACGCTTCGAGGGTGGCGGCATGCGCTACCTGCGCTTCAAGCGCTGGCTGACCGAGATCAAGCAGCTCGGCGATGGCATCACGGCCGTGTATTTCGAGGAAGTCAGGCGCCATGCAGGGGTCGATGCTGCACATGCCTATGGCGGATTTCTCGCAACGCTCACTGCCTGGTGCGAACACCACCAGATTCCGTATCAGGGCGTGCCGGTGGGCACCATCAAGAAACACGCCACGGGGAAAGGCAACGCCAGCAAGGACGAAATGGTTGCATGTGCCCGCATGCGCGGTTTTCTCCCGACAGACGACAACGAGGCCGATGCGCTGGCCTTGCTTCACTGGGCAATCGGAACGCAGGAGGTGTGACATGAAAATCCCGGTTCCGCGCTATCACTCTCCGCTTGGCCGATTGCTGCCCAACACCACCGACCTCGAGGCCATCAAACAAAACGGCTGGCGCGACCAGCACATCCTGGTGGTATCGGAAAACGACGAACGACTCGATTTCGTGGAGCGCGAAATTGTCCGTCGCATCGGCAATCGGCTTTATGGATCCGTACCCAGGAGCGAATCCTATGAGTGAATGGAGCAGCCATGACGTGGCCCAGCGTATCCATGAAGCCGCGCATACCGCGCATCGCTTGCCTCCGGTGCGAGTGCAAGGGTATTTCAATCTCTGGCCGGTCATGGCCCGAGGCGAATTCGAGCGATTCGCGGGTGATGATCCGCCGCCCATGAGGTTTCCACCGACGCCTCAGGAAATCGATCGAATGATGGAAGTGATGCATTGGATGGCGTGGCTTGAAGTCGAGGATCGCAAGCTGCTCTGGATGCGAGCCGATCGTTACCGCTGGGAGGAGATCGCACGCCGTTTCGGTTGTTCGACCCGAACCGCCCAGCGGCGCTGGCACGATGCCGTCGGTCGGATGGTCGTGCACCTTAATTTGCTGCCGGGGGAAATAGCGGGAATTGGCGTGAATGTGAGTAATCCCGCGTGATGATGGGGAAATAAGCGAATTTTGGGCGTGTCGCGTTTTTGGAAAATTTCGGTAGAATTTGGGCTACGATCTGGACAGAAAAGCGACCAGAACAAGCAGCATCAATTTGACCGAATCCCACACCCGCCCGACAACCTCCGGCGGGTTTTTTATTTCCCGGATGCCATGACTGCCCTGCACATCGAGTATCGCCACATCGATCTTCTGATCCCCTATGCGCGCAATGCCAAGCAGCATTCGGATGCCCAGGTCGCACAGATCGCGGCCAGCATCCGCGAGTTTGGCTGGGGTGCGCCGATCCTGGTGGACGGGAGTAACAATGTGATCGCAGGCCACGGCCGGCTGTTGGCAGCCCGCAAACTCGGGCTTTCCGAAGTGCCGGTGGTACCCATGGCTCATCTCACCGATACGCAGCGCCGTGCACTGATTCTCGCCGACAACAAGATCGGCGAAAACGCCTCCTGGGACGATGAACTGCTGGGGCTGGAACTGTCCGAATTATCTGATGCCGGCTTCAATCTGGAATTGACCGGCTTTACCGAAGACGAATGGGCGGCGCTCATTGCCGGAGAAGAAGCCAGCAAGGAAGGCCTCACCGATGAGGACGAGGTTCCCGAAGTCCCGGAAAACCCCATTTCCCAACCAGGCGATCTCTGGCTGCTGGGCGATCACAAACTCCTGTGCGGGGATGCCACGAAAGATGATGCCTACAAGGCCCTGCTTGGCGACGAACTGGTGGACATGAGTTTTACCGACCCGCCCTACAACGTGAATTACGCCAATACCGCCAAGGACAAGATGCGCGGCAAGCATCGCCCGATCCTGAACGACAACCTGGGCGAGAATTTCCAGGCATTTCTGGAGGCTGCCTGCCGGAACATCCTGAATGTGACCAAGGGCGCGGTATACATCGCCATGAGTTCTTCTGAACTCGATACCCTGCAGTCGGCCTTCCGTACTGCCGGCGGCAAATGGTCTACCTTCATCATCTGGGCCAAGAACACCTTCACCCTGGGTCGTGCCGATTACCAGCGCCAGTACGAGCCGATCCTCTATGGCTGGCGCGATGGATCCGATCACTATTGGTGCGGTGCTCGCGATCAGGGCGATGTCTGGCAGATCAAGAAGCCGCAGAAAAACGACCTGCATCCCACCATGAAACCGGTCGAACTGGTGGAGCGCGCAGTTCGCAACAGCAGCAAAAC